GCAGATGCTCTTGCAATGCTATTTGCTCCAGCTGCAGATGGTGCAATTCCAAACGGTGCACAAGTTGTCTACATCTATAAGACAAACGCTTCGACACGCGCTCAACTTACTCTTCCATCTTCTTACGGAACTCTTCGTTCTCGTGAATGGGGAGTTGGTGGAAACCAAATCACATACAAAGCTACTCTCGTTGGAGACGGCTCTGTAGAGATCACTATGGCGCCACCAGCTTACGGTGCACCACTTAACGGTGCATCATTCTCTGTTGCAGTTAAAGGTCTTGCTCCATCTGTTGTTACTCTTTCTGCTACAACTGGAGATCACAACAGCGCAGCTACTCTTGCTGTAGAGCTTCCAACTGCAATGCCTGCAATTCCAGGAATTACTTGGTCTGCTTCCGTTGTCTCTGGTGCAGTTGTTCTTAAGGCAACTCCATCTTCTACTCACCTGCAAGAAGGTTCCGGTCTTTCAGTAGAGCTTATCGACTCTACTCCTGGTGATCTTGCTAAATTTGCTCTCTCTGCTGATCTTCGTACCTCTATGAGCGAAGAAGCAACGTTGTAATGAAGATTGGTCGCGACACTTCTGGTGGAGCGGTATCTGCTCACGTACAAATCACAAGTCTTAAAGTAATGCTCGTAGATAGCGTTGGAACTGTAGAGCTTGATAAAGAAGCTTTCGTAACTTTGAGCCAACTTGCTTCTGCAATCTCGCTCGTTCCAGGTTGGTCTGCTGAAGTTGCAGATTCTCTCTATAACCAACTTCCTCTTTCTTGCCTTGACCATGTTGCATCTGCTGGTGCTCTCTCTGCAGCTGGCGAAAAACCTGCTCGCATCAAGAAGGATGCATACGAGTTTGCTCAAGCATTCGCTGATTCAAACGTAGTTGAGTCGCTTGACCTTGCTTCTTGCGGACTTCATGCTTCGATGTCTGAGACATTGCTTGCTGGTGGTTCTAAAGGCGGAACATCTTCTTTGGATATCGTAGAAGCTCTTTCAAGCTTTGAGAAGTTCCATGTAAACTCCGTTATCCCTCTGTTCTCTCGTGATGCTACTGCAGATATTGCAGACTCTCTGTCTGATGCTTCTTCGACATATACGATCGCGGGTATTCATCAAGCAGTTAAGACCCACCTCAGCCTTATGAAGTCTGTTCGTAAGCGCAGTGAGCGTCAAGGATACTTGTCAATGAAGGCGAGCTATTCTGATTGTCGTTCTACTGTCGGTGATCTTGCTGATGCTCGTATCCAACTTGCTATCCAAGATGTTCGTCAGATTGATTCTCGCGGAAACATCAAGTGGTTCCAACCTTGGGCAATGGCATGTATGGTTGCAGGTTCACGCGGTGGAGCTCCAATTGGTCTTCCATTGACATTCAAGTTTATGAATTGCTCTGGTATTCGCCACACAGCTCAAGCTATGTCCACTCCAGAGTCGAACATCGTAGTTGATTTCGATCCAGATACTCAGTATGATGACGCAATCAAATCTGGTATCACCTTCATGGAAGCTCCACGCACTGGCGGATTCCGCATTGTAGTTGACAATACAACTTACGGTGTAGATGAGAACTGGGTATACAATCGTGGAAACGTTCTTTACGCGGCAGACGTTGTCGCTTACAACTTCCGCAACGTTATGGAACAACGCTATGTTGGTGTTAAGAACACCGTTAAAGCTGTTGAAGTTAAAGGTACAGCAGAATCCGTTCTCGCAACATTCCTTGCACAAGGAATCACTGTTGGAACCGGTGACGCTCCACAAGGCTTCAAAGATCTGAGCGTACGTATTGAAGGTAACACGATCTATATCTCTGTTACAATCAAACTTGTAGAAGGTATCGACTTCATCTTGTCCGATATCACTGTTCAGCGTGCTAGCCAAAGCGCCTAATTAATAGGTAGACTAGATACCCTCTACTTGATACAATGTCGGTAGAGGGTATTTATGTATAAGGTTAAAGATGGAATATCTAAAAACCAATAAATTAGGTCAATGGGAACTCATTAAATCTGAGAGACCCAGATTCGACCCAAGATCTGAGTGGAGCTCTCCTAGTGGAGAAGATAGGTCCACTTGGCTATCTGACACTTCTAGTCCTCACGAAGCAGAACAAGCTAAGCAGCGAATTCCGCGTATGGAAGGTGAGGCCAGAAATAGAGCACTATCTAAATTGACTGGCTCGACAGAACATCGCAGGAATCCTGCGAGTGGGAAAGTTGAGTTCCTTCTTCATAGAGGGATGTCTACTGGTGAAGCTGAAAAAACTACTAAAGATGGCAATAGCTTATATTCCCATGGTTCTAGAACATCTTGGACACCCAACTTAGATGTGGCTCATAGACAAGCTTTCTATGAAGAGCCAAGGGGCAAGGTAGTATCGGCTTGGGTACCAGAAGAAGCACTTCATACATCTATGCGTCAGTTCTCTGGACCAACTTCAGAAATTAAAGCTTTAACTCGTAAAGAAGACGAGTGGATCGTTAGTCATGGACACTCTCCACATGAAGTACATCAAGTCTCAGATGCGATCAATCCTAGAAAGCTCCCTAAGTCTAGTAAATAGCATGATACAATATTAAAATGTAAGTCATAGTGACTTATAAACTCTAAAGTAGAAGGGTCCTAGAGTCCCAAGGAGAAGGAAAATGGCAGGTAAGAAGACAACATTAATGACAGGCTCGAACGCCAAGATCAAAGTGAATGGCGTCACATTGGCCTATGCAACAGACATTCAGTATGGTGTACGCACAGACACTATCCCAGTTGAAACTATGGGTCGCTATGAAGTTGTGTCAAATGAACCTATCGCGATGACTGTTAGCGGAAGCTTTGCAGTTGTTCGCTATACATCTGGTGCAATAGCTGGCGATTTGATGAAAGCTAAAGCTGGCGGAAACGGTGTTGCAAACTGGAAAGCTGCTGGCGGAAAAGGTCTTGATGGACACTTCGATCCAGCTAAGATCCTCACTTCTGAAACTATCGATATTGAGATTTACCGTAAAGGTGATGGCGCAGGATCTGATGGTGAGAAAGTGATCACTATACAAGATGCTCGCCTTGTTTCTAAAGGCGGATCGCTCAATAAGCGTGGAATCTACATGGAACAATTCGCCTTTGTCGCGACTAACATCAGTGACGATTCTTATACAGCTGGCTTCTCTGGCGACGAAGATCTTTCTTAAGATCCACTTAAAGTCTACATTAGGTTGGGTGAGCTTGATTGGCCACCCAATCTTTTTTAGGTTATAATGGTATATAGAGGTTAATGATGTCACATAAGATTCCGTTCTTTTTAACCGGTGCAAATGCTAAAGTGAAGCTGAACGGCGTCACTATCGCCTTCATATCTAATCTCAGCTACAACGTATCTATTCCTCATTTTGCTCCAAAGGTTTTAGGAGTTTATGAAGGTGATGCTGTTGAACCTCTCGGTTATTCTATAACTGGACAGTTTTCGGTAATTAGATATTTAGAAGGATCAACTAAGTTTGGTGGATCTCCAAATGGAGTTAGCAATTCCGGTAACGGTGTAGGTAGTTGGACGAAATATAGAAGAAATGCTGGTGGAGTTATGCAAAGAACTCTAGGAGTGCCTGGCGACAATAAAGCTAATGATGGACTTAATCCGGCTAAGTTTGACAATAGCACTACATTCGATATTGAAATTTACCAAAAAATCGGAGACAAACTTTCTCCTGCCATTAGAATTAGAGGCGCAAGAATAACTGGTGCAGCTGGTTCGCTATCGAAGCGTGAAATATATGCACAAACATTCTCATTTCAGGCACAATATTTTGATGACGATTCCACTATTGCAGATCCATCTGGTAGTGGACAATTTTGAGGGATGAATGGCTAGAGGTTTTGGAAGAGAAGAATACACACCTAATATCGGCGAAGCTGCTGCTGGTCAATTGGGTACCATATTCAGTTTGAGACCTACCGCAAAATACTTGACCGGTGCAAGAACAATTATTAAAGTTAACGGAAATCTTGTTGGCTTTGCTTTTTCTGTATCTTGGAATGTATCTACAGATGCAACAGAGATAAGGACAATAGATGATCCGGTTCCGTATGAACTGGCTCCACAACATATATCTGTTAGCGGATCAATTGGTGGTTTTGTTATTCCAGGAAAGTCTCCACAAGCGGAACTTATTCAAACAGATCTAACAAACTTCCTAATGAACAAATACATAACAATTGAAGTTAGAGATTCTGCGACAGATACAATTATCTTTAAAACCAATAGAGCAATGGTAACTGGATCTAGTGGCGCAACTAAAGCGGAATCACCAGCTGAACTTTCACTCAACTGGAAAGCAATTGGCTGGCAAGCAGAGAATCCGCCATCACTTCCAAATGAAGGCGAAATGCGCAAACTTGATCCTAAACCAGGTGCACCTAAAGGCGCGACCAATAAGGGTAATGCTGTTCAACAAGCGGTCAATAATGCATTAAGTTCCATAAAGTCTAAGTTTGGTTTTTAATGGTATAATCTTATAGTCTTATAGGAGGACTGTATGGATTTGCCTAAAAAAGAACGAACCTTTTATTTCAAGCATATTGGCCTAGATACAAGTTTCACTTATGAAGGTCAATTCACCATTAAGTGTACACTTAACATTGGTGAGAAGCGCCTAATGGAACTAGAGCAATCCCGTCTTCAAGGTGACATGCAGAACGGTACAGCGCAACTACGTGCAATCGCTAGCACTATTGCTACACTTAGAGCAAAGATTGTAGATGCACCAGAGTGGTGGAAGCAAGGTGGAGGCATGTTCATTGAAGATGAAGATGCAGTAGTAGAACTCATGAACAAAGTTGATGAAGTTTCAGATAGTTACCGTAAAGAGTTGGTCGCGAAAGCTAAACCAGCGGATGAGACCGAATCGGGAAACTGACCGAGGTGGATGGACTATCCACCTTTAAATTAATAGATATAATAACTGCCAATATTGCTAGATCTGAGTTGGATTCGCAATATAAGCAGTTATTATTTTTACAGTCTTGGTGGTCAAAAGTCTACAATAGACCTTTGAAAGATCCTCTTCTACAAGAGTATACTATAGAGGAACTCTATTACGAATACAGAGATAGGGTTGAAAGAGAACTTGCGTCCACTGAGAGAGCTGAGCAAGAAGCTGATAAGATAGAAGATGGTAAACTCGATGACTCGCTTAAGTGGGCTGAAGAAGAAGAAAAAAGAGAAAAAGAAGAAGCTGAGCGAAAAGAAGCCGATAAAAAGTGGATGGAAGAAGAGCTTGCCAAATACAAGGATGAGTTTGGTGAGAACTTTGGTGAAGATATAGTGGGAGACTTCAGCGATGGCTGACAATGACAATCCAAATAACAAGGATCGCAAGGTTAATGGATACAGCGCCCAATCTCTAATAGAGAGGACGGAGCGCAGTCAATCGACTAAAGAAAGAGAATTGGAAAGTCGTCTAAGTGGCATACAAAAAGCCAAAAAGAATGATCCAGCTCTCTCTGAAGTATTTCAAAGTCAAGAAGAAGAGGTTGCTTCAAAACTATCTTCTATTAGAGAAAACAGAGCATCTTTAATTGCCAGCTCACTAGATAAACAAATAAGAAATCAATTCTCTGAAAGAGAATATCAAAGACAAGTAAACATCTCCTCGAGAGAGGTTTCCTCTGGATCACAATATAGAAACCTCACTTATGCAGAAATAGCTGGACAACAATATTCTGCAGATGTGGGTGCTAGAAAAACTATAGCAGATGCAAGATCTGCTCAAATGTTTGAGATGTCCAGTACTGGCGCTGTAGGTGCCATTGGTAACGTTTACGACCAATACAAAGAAAGACAAACAGAACTTGCTCAACAAGCAGGTGGACTTCAAGCAGCGGCACACAGAAAGAAAAGAAGAGGCCTCGATCCTTTGTCCATGATAGAGGAAGGTGAATCGATAGTTTCCAAAGAAGGTTCTAGACTTGAAGGCGCACAATTAGCCAAAGATGTTGCTTCTGGTAAGTATGATAGAGCTGAAGAAGAGAAGAAGTTAAATAAAAGCGGAGAACAACTTGCAAAAACTTTAGAGAAATTAACTAAAGCTTTTGAAACCTTCGATGCATCTTCTTCTGAATCTATAGAGACATTGGCTACAGCTGAAAGAGAATTTGAAAAGATATCTAAAGAGTACGATCATCAAGCTAAAGTTGTTAAAGAGATTAAGAATCAAGGTGGAAGTGCTGGAGACTCTGCAAGGCAAATGTTAGGTGTTGCGTCTGCTGGAGTGGATGCTTTAAGATACCAATTCGTGACATCAAATGTTCAGCAGAACAATGCAAGAGCAGGATATGCAAATATCCAAAATGAGAGGTTCTTTGATCAACTCGCAGCGACAAAGGGCGATGCTGGCGCGTTAAGAAGAACTATGTCTGGTTTCCATGATTATGCAAATGATCAATTCGGTTTATATAAAGGTATGTCTACTGGACTCGGTGCGGCAGATGTTGCTGCCCAAGGTGCAGATGCTTATCTGTCTGCT